ACCTACTAGTTCTTGGTACTGACTAAACATATCATATGTTGCTAGTCCGCCCATGTTAGAACTTGATAACAAGTAAGTGTTAGTGTATGCCATGTTGAATGGTTCAAATAATGTACCACCATCTCCGCCACCTGATCGTGAACCAATTGAACGTCTGAAAACTCTTCTTACTTCAATTACATTATCTGGCAAAACATAAGTGTTTTGATCTTCAACTGTTGGCATAAACATATATGATTCTTCAACTGAATTATCTGAACGCTGTCTAAATTTTGATAACGCTTTTCCTAATGCAGTTTGATAATGAACTGGATCTAGTTCAACGTCTACCATACCTCCGCCCAATAGTGCGTAAACGTAGTCGTAAACTTCTTGTTTTTTAGTTGCTAGTGTAGCCATATGTAAAGTCTCCACTAGTATTTATCGTTAGATGCCTCGTTCGATAAATATGTGTATGCCAAGACTATCCTTATATAAACCAGAAAAGGGCAACGATTACGCATTTATGGACAAACAAGTCTATGAAATGTTCACTGTAGGCGGAACTGATATATTCGTTCACAAGTATCTAGGCCCTAATAATCCTGATGAAGCAGATGCAACTGCGGATCAGCCTCGCTATAATGCTGTCAAAGAAACTAATATTCAAGACATGTTGTTCCTTGAAAATAGGGATAGAAAATACGATCCAGACATTTATACTATGCGTGGCATCTACAATGTACAAGATATTGATTTTGATATGAGTCAATTCGGCTTATTTCTACAAAACGACACATTGTTTATGACCATACATATTAATAATAGTGTAAAGACACTTGGTAGAAAAATTATGAGTGGTGATGTAATTGAATTACCACATTTGAAAGACGAATATGCGGCGAATGATTTTTCATATGCACTAAAAAGATTTTACGTAGTTGAAGATGTAAACAGAGCCGCAGAAGGTTTTTCACCTACATGGTATCCACATCTATATAGAATTAAATTAAAACAAATTGTTGACTCACAAGAGTTCAAAGAAATATTAGACTTACCTGCACAAGAAGGTTCAACTGATACTTTACGTGATGTATTAAGTACCTATGAAAAAGAAATGAATATCAATAATGCTGTGATTGCACAGGCAGAAGCAGATGCACCTAAATCAGGATACGATATAGGACATTACTATACACTAGCAACTAATGATGATGGTACTGTTGCACTCAAAACAGCAGACGAAACTGATATAGATGCAAGTAACATAGGTGTTCAAGCAGGCGATATTAGTGATCGTCCAGATAGAGCAGGATATCAAGGATACTTACTAGGCTTTGAAGGTAACAATGGTGCACCTTATGGCATGGGAATTAGTTTTCCAACTGCATCAGTAGACGGAGATTATTTTTTGAGAACAGATTATTCACCTAAAAGATTATTTAGGTATGACGGCAATCGTTGGATCAAGTTACAAGACGGTGTAAGAGTAGACTTAACTAATACTGACACACGTAATACACAGAAAACAACATTTATTAATAATCCTGCAACATCACAAATTGGTGGTGAAACAGTTCCTGAAAAACAAAGTCTATCAAAAGCACTTAGACCTAAGGCGGATAACTAATGGAACATTTTTATGACGGCCAAGTAAGGCGCTACGTTACTCAAATGGTAAGACTAATGAGTAACTTTTCTGTCAAAGACGGCAAAGGAAACCTTACTCAGATACCAGTAACCTACGGAGATCTTACACGTCAAGTTGCAAGTATAATTCGTGACAACACAGAAAACAAAATACCTAGTGCGCCACGTATTGCTGTACACGTAACTGGTATGGAAATAGATAGAGAGCGTACAGCAGATGCTAGTTATGTTAGTAAAGTAAACATTAGAGAACGTGCATATGATAGTAACAATAAAGAATATCTAAATTATGAAGGTAAAAATTATACAGTAGAAAGATTAATGCCTACACCATATAAACTTACATTCAATTGTGATATATGGTCTACAAATACAGATATGAAACTTCAAATACTAGAACAAATACTAGTATTGTTTAATCCTAGTTTAGAAGTACAAACAACTGACAACTATATAGACTGGACAAGTTTGACACATGTGATGTTAGATAGTGTTACATGGAGTTCAAGAAGTGTACCTGTTGGAGTTGATTCAGAAATAGACGTTGCAACACTTACGTTTAGTACACCAATCTATATTAGTCCGCCTGTAAAAGTTAAAAGACTTGGTGTTATTACAAATATTATTACAAGTATATTTGACGAAAATACAGGAACATTAGATTTAGGATTAAGTATGCCATCATTAAATGCACATGACGACAGTATTGTACCTGGTGTAGCAGACAAAGACGGACAACGTTCAGTAGAAACTACAGCCGCTAAACATGTAGTAGGTACAAATTATCAAGATTTTGGCGTGTATATCTCAGGTAATTTAGCACAAATTGAAAGTCGTGGTTTAGTAGGTTCAACTAATTGGAGACAAATACTAGATTCACACCCTGGTCAATATCAGGATGATATAAGTAGAATATTCTTTACAAAACTAAACGAAGTTACACACGAAGTAACTGGTACAATAAGCATTAACTCATTAGACGAAACACAACTTATAATAAATTGGGACACTGATACGTTCCCAAGTAATACTATAATACAAGGTCCTGTTAGAAATAACAATCAATGGACAACTATTGATTATATTATTGATCCACAAAAAACTGTTCCAACTAATATAATGAAGGGACTAGGTGGTAGAATATTATTATTAAATGATATTGGAGATGCTAATAACGCAGACGGTCCAGATGCTTGGCGTGGAGCGTCGGGTGATTTAGTTGCTAAACGCAATGATATTGTTGAATGGGACGGTAATAGTTGGGTAATTGTATTTGATGCATCAACTGTAACCGAAGTAACATATACAACTAATTTAAATACAGGCGTTCAATATCGCTGGGATGGCGAAGAATGGCTCTTAAGTATTGAGGGATTATATCCAGGAGGGACCTGGCGAATCGCTCTCAACGGCTAATTATTTTTATGAACAAGATAATTTGCAGTGGAACTCTGTTCTACAGTCTAAAAACACAACGCTTTTTACTATTACATCGTGCTAAAGGCAAGACCAAAAATCTCTGGGGATTAGTTGGTGGCACCGGGGAAGGTAAAGAAACTCCTTGGGAAGTTCTTAAACGTGAAATAACAGAAGAGGTTGGCTTTGAACCTAAAATTGAAAAAACTATTCCTCTTGAAACTTTTATATCAACCGATCATCAGTTTCAGTTTCATACATATCTTTGTGCAGTAAAAGAAGAATTTATTCCTATACTAAACGATGAGCATCACGGGTATGCTTGGGTTAATAGTGGTAGTTGGCCAAAACCTTTACACCACGGATTACGCAATACACTACAAAGTAAAATTAATCAAAGTAAACTTGAAACTGTAACAAAAGTTTTAAATTTACTTGACAAAGAGTAGATAGTAAGTTATTATATAGTATGAAAGTCTTAGTTATTGGTGATATAATATTAGACAAATATATTTACGGCACTAGTACACGTATTAGTCCGGAAGCACCTGTGCCGGTAGTAACACACAAAGAAGAAAAAACTACAATGGGTGGAGCGGCATTAGTTTACGATAATTTAAAAAGTTTAGGTGTAGATGTAGAAATGTATGACACACTAGAAGACCATAGTGTCAAAACTAGAATTATTTGTGATGGACATTACATAACACGTATTGATGAAGATAAAGATGCAAACTCAAATGCTGTGCTAGAAAGAATAAAACAATCAGATTTCAGACCATATGATATTGTTGTTCTAAGTGATTACGATAAAGGCACATTAGACAATGCTAAACAAATTATAAAACATATTAATAAATTTAATTGTAAAGTAATCGTAGATCCAAAACGTTACGCACATGACTATGAAGGTGCTTGGTTAGTTAAACCTAACAATAGCGAATACACTAAGTTTGAGTTTGATGAATGGCAAGGTAATATTATTACTACTGACGCTGGACATAAAGTTACTGCTAAAATAGATGAAGTTGAATACAACATTCCTGTAGAAACAGTTGAAGTATCAGACGTTACTGGTGCAGGTGATTGCTTCCTAGCAGGATTTGTATACAGTCTTACAAAAGGATATACACACAAGAAATGTTTAGAAGTTGCTATACGAGGATCAACTGAAAGTGTTAAACACGCAGGCACATACATACTTAACCAAGACGATGTTGAAGATACAGTTGTGTTTACTAACGGAGTCTTTGATATACTACACACTGGACATTTAGAACTATTGCGTCAAGCAAAAGAACTAGGCAACAAACTCGTTGTAGGTATTAATTCTGATGCAAGTGTAAAAAGACTCAAGGGCAATGACAGACCAATAAACAACACTGATCAAAGAGTAAAACAGATATCAATGTTACCGTGGGTAGACGAAGTCCACGTTTTTGATCAAGATACTCCTTACGAGTTAATTAAGTATATACAACCTAATAAAATTGTTAAGGGCGGAGATTATACTGTTGAAACTGTTGTAGGACATGATTTAGCAGAAGTACATCTTATTCCAACAGTAGAAGGTTATTCAACAACAAGTATTATAGAGAACAGTAAATGAGCGAACGTTTAAAAATTTTAATTACAGGTGCCGATGGTTTTATTGGTAAAAACCTAAAAGAATACCTAATGAGCAAAGGCCACGGTATAGCAGAGTATGAATTTATTGAAAATGTAGTTCCTGATTGCAGTCAATTTGATAAGGTTATACATATGGGTGCTATATCAAGCACAACTGAACGAGATGTTGAAAAAGTTTTAAGACAAAACTTAGACTTTAGTCATAGATTAATGCAAGTATGCGACATGCAAGGTGTAGATTTAATATATGCATCAAGTGCTAGTGTATACGGAGATGGTCAACAGTTTAACGAAGATGCTCCTAAGCAACCTCAAAGTCCTTATTCATGGTCAAAATACTTATTTGATAGAAGTGTTGAAATGTTATCTTGGGAAGATTATAAATGTAACATTAAAGGGTTACGATTTTTCAATGTATATGGAGAACACGAAGAACACAAAGGTGATCAAATGAGTGTGTTTCATAAGTTTAGAAGTCAAGCAAAAGAAACAGGTAAAGTACATCCTTTCGAAGGCAGTGATGAATATTTGCGAGACTTTATATACATAGGAGATGTATGTCAAATTATTGAAAAAATGATGCATATAGACGAAATGGGTATATGGAATGTAGGTACCGGAGACACAACTAGTTTTGGTTCAATTGCTAGTGATATTGCTAGTAAGTATAATGCTAAAGTAGAACCTATACCAATGCCTAGTGCATTAAAAGGACAATATCAAAAATATACGTGTAGTGACAATACAAAGTTACTAGGTACAATCGGTGAGTATAAATTTACTACACCTAAGGAGTGGATAGAAACATGGAAAGACTAGAAGGTAAAGTAGATAAAGGTTGGGGCTTTGAATTAATTTGGGCAACCAATGACAAGTATTGTGGTAAAATGATGGTGTTTACTAAAAAAGGAAATAAATTTAGTATGCATTTTCATAAAGAAAAAGACGAATCTTGGTTTGTAAACGAAGGTAGTTTTATTGTTAGATGGATTGATACAAAAACTGCAACACTGTTTAGCCAAACACTTACACAAGGAATGACATGGCGTAACAAACCTTTGTTGCCGCATCAATTAGAAGCACTTGAAGATAATAGTAGTATTACAGAAGTAAGCACCGCGGATAGTGTTGAAGATAATTATAGACTTATTCCAGGAGATAGTCAAGAAGGTATTTTAGAAGAAATAAAAGGAAAAGTATCAGATGAGCAACCCAAAGATAGTATGGAGTGATGATGTCAATATTGACTTTTACAAACCTGATTGGATAGCACCAAAGTGTGTTGTTGGGTTAGACCGTGACGGTGTAATTAATAAAGACATTGGAGATTACGTTTACAAGATTGACGACTGGGAATTTGAAGAAGGTAGTTTAGATGCTGTGGTCAGATTACGCAAACTTGGGCATAAAATTGTTATTATTACAAATCAAGGCGGTATTGAAAAAGGTATTTACAAGCAAGAAGATGTTGAAAAATTACACGAGCATATGTTTAAGGAATTTGGCGAAGCAGGATGTCCTAGTATAGACGGATTGTATTATAGTGCTAGTAGTTCTAAAAAAGATATGTTTGCAAAACCCAATACAGGAATGTTCAAACGTTGCGAGCAAGAAGTAAAGCACGTAAAATTTAAAAATGGATATTTTGTTGGTGATAAAATAAGTGATTTGAAAGCCGCTCTTAAAATGGGTGCAAGGCCTATACTTGTACGCACAGGTTATGGTAAAGAAACAGAAGAATTAATTAATAAAAGATTTACATATAAAAATATAAGAAAAGCAACTAAAGTGTTTGATAACCTTTCAGCATTTGTTGATAGTTTAGATGATAATAGTTAAAGATAATCTAATACCAAAAGAGTTACAGGATTATTATAATACACTTGTATTTGGTAATACTAGTGTTAATGCAATGTTACCACTTGTATGTAAATATGAACCTACTGCTACTGATAACGGTGTGATGCCTATAAGTTTTGAACATGTTTTAAAAAGCAGTACAAAGTTAACCGAACACTACGGAAATTTTAGTAAAGTTCCGCAAATAGTGTGCTCAGCACTTAATATAAATTTTATAGATATAATCGCCGCTAGGCTTTTCATTACTGTGCCTCATAAAACAACCTTAGATCATTACGCACCACATACTGATAGACCTGAAGAACATTTAGGATTAATCTATTATGTAAATGATAGCGATGGTGATACTATATTCTTTGCAGGTGACAAAGAATTACAAAGAGTATCTCCTAAAAAAGGACGTATTGTTATTTTTGATGGTAACACATTACATGCTGGTGGATTTCCAACTGACAATCCCCGTTGTATTGTAAATTATAATCTTTACGCTTGAGCCTCTGACCAACGTAGAATAATGTTGGCTTCAACATCTGTACCTGTTGTTTTAAACACGTTAATTGCTAATACGTCTGGACCATTCGGAAATGTACCTCTACCACCTAGTGTAGTATTTGTAAGTTCTTTCAATTGACTTAGATCTAAGTCAGCACGGGCACCCGGCTGTGCAATAAATGATAGAACTGTTTCACCTGGTTGTCCGTATGGTGGTGAACTAAATTCAAGTGTAATAGTACCACTACCTGCTGTTAAATCTCCGTTTGCTGGATTATTAAATTCAATCAAGTAATATTCTGTACCAGCAAAGTCTACTAGTTGAATTTTGTTAATAACTGTGTTCGCAGGCCAACTTGGTGATGAACTTGATGATGCTACTGCTGTACCATCTCTACCGCCACTTGCTTCCCAACTTGCTTTACTAATATATGCAAAGTTAGCATTTTCTAATGTACCATGTGATGTAATAGTCATTGCATTACTACTATTTTGGTTAATGTTTCCGCTTAGTGTTTGTGATAAAAACAAGTAACCATAATTAGAACTAGCAGATATAAATCCACCATCAACTCTTGTATTTGATCTAATATTACTTCCACTAATTGTTTTACCTAGCACAGGATCTAAACTATCACTACCGAATGTTGCTCTGTAATCAGTACCACTTACGTACAAATATCTACTACCATTTCTTGATCTATATTGTCCTGAGTCAAGCACAGCATTTACACCTGCTTGTGCAGTAAGATTTGATGTAGTTGTAGTAGCACCAGTTGACCATGTAATACCACCACCTGACGCAATCTGTGCGAAACTTGGTTGTCCACCTTGTGCAAGTCCACTTAGTCCTGTCCAACTAATCAATGCTGGGTTAGTAGGATAGTTTTGTGGATTTAAAATACCTTCAATAACAATAGTACCTGATGCGTTTGCTTCTGATGTAACTTCTAGCGAACTTAGTAGCAACTGCGCTCTGTTTAGAAGTTCTCTATCTCCTAAATCACCAATAATAGCATTACTAACACTTGGTGCTAGTCTAATCATAAATGCTGTTTGTCTAACATTTGTAACTGTTAGTGCTTGTTCTGTGTAAGAGAAAATATAACCACGGTCTTCATCAAAGCCGCCATCTGTAATAAACGCACTACCCCAGTGTGATATAAGTGGTGTACATGTATTACTGATTAAAATTACACCTGTTCTAGCATCGTGTGACGCACCTGTTCCTGCTGTATAACTACGTGCCGCACCTGCTTGGAAGTTTGTAAGTGTTGCGGCTCTTGTACAACCTGTAAGTGAATTAGTTGCTGTATCTGTACCTGTGAAACTAATAAGTTCGTTGTCAATATATACTGTACCTGAGTCTGGAAAGAAACCAACGTCTGTTAACGGTATGCTTGCTTGAGTTGCATCAATATCACTTGCTAGTTTACCGTTTTGTCCTTCGTTAGTAATCTCATAACGCACAGGCAAGTTACCTGAACGCATATATGCTTCAGTATTAATGTTTGAGTTTCTAATTCTGTGAGCATATACAAAGTTACCGTCGGCACCACGTACCATAAAGTCAATAAAACCAGCACCATACCATGAATATTCAATTCCAATCATCTGCATTTTAGCAGGATCAAAATCGTATCCACTTGGACCTGTTCCGTCTAACCTATCTAAGTTCCAATCAGTTTGTCTAACTTTCTTATCTGATACTAAACACACTTTTGTTCCAACTGCCGCATTTACTCCACGATAGTCTGGTGTAACTGTCATTGATGTTTGAGTTGCAATTCCGCTAATAACATGAGTCATTCCACGTATAACAATTCTATCACCTGCTTTAAGTTGATCTCTAAATCTTGTATTTGTTCCAGTTACAGTATTTGTATCTGGAGTAATTGCCGCTGTACCTGAAATTTGTTTAGTTGAAGTACGCTGACAGCATAATAAGTTTGTACCATCATATTCCCAATAAATTCCGTTTTGATCATCAAATACACCTGAACGCACTGTTGCACCGTGCCACTGGAATGTTGACATTTGAGCACCAAAACTTAATACTGCTGACGTACTGCCTAGTCTGTTAAGTGTGTTAATTACTTCAAATGTACGTTCGTCAATAACATCATTAACTGTATATGTACCATTATAACCAACAGTTTCAATACCAATTAGTTTAATCTTTGAACCAATTTGTAAACCATGATCGTTATCATCACATGTTACAGTAATTGTTGATCCTGTTTCTACACCATCTGCTGTACATGTACGTAAGTCATAACTTGGAGCAAACAATGCACCAGTTGTGTACATAATACCTTTACCTGACTGGTATCTAATATATTTTTTACTTTGACGTATTGCTTGAGCACCGTGTTGTGGACCACCTGTTCCTAATTGTACACCACCATCAAATGGTCTGTGTATAAAGAACGAATCTGGTCTTGGATAAACTGTACCGTTAATATTATCACTGTTAGCATCAATAGCACCTGCCGCTCTAGCAGTAAATGTTAGAGATGTTGCACTTGGTATAGTTGTTGCAATAAATGATCCTGCCGCTAAGTCATGATTATTACTTCCATCGTCTGAATCAACTGTAGTAATAAATGTATCCCCTGGTACTAAACCATGTGCAGTGTCAAAGTTAATTCTTAAAGTAGCCAATGCACTAAAACTAATATCTAAAGTAGTTGGAAGAATTGCAGTAGTAGGAGTATCAATTGTAACTGTGCTATATAAATCAAAACTAGTTCCTGCAAAAGCATCACCAGTTGCTGTAAAGGTTAATACTGCACCAGCACTATCAACAGAATCTATAACTATGTTTACATCATGTACACTTGTACCACCTAAATTTTCGCCGCCAATTTTAACTTTATCACTTACGTTATAATTTCCGCCGCCTGCATTAAGAGAAAATGTATATGTACCTAAACTACTATCTGCCGCAGTACCATCTCTTAAAACATCTAAACTAAATCCATTACCTGTTGCACTTGCTGTATTTACTGTAACATTTGCAAAACTAGCAACATCAGTACT